ATACAGGCCAAGACAATGTAACCTTACCAGTGTCAATATGATTTTGATTAATTCTATATTGTTCAACTTCCTTTGAAGTCGATGTAACATTTGTCCATTCGTCTGGGTAATATTCTGACTCAAACAATACAGGATATGAAATTGATACTTCATCACCTATAACCAATTGACCATCTAACCCCAACTCAGACCACGTAAGAACACGTCTATTCGTGTACAGTTGATCAAAGTCAACAAACTTTGTAGTAGTTATTCCATTTACAGTTAATTTAATATCAGATTGTACATTGGTATCAAACTTATCACTGTAATCAATACAAGGTGTGTGTTTCAACACCAACGACTTATTCAATATATTATTAGTAGTGATTGTTACATCCTCTACTACCGTTTTAACTTCCTTGAGTACATCCTTCCATTCTGGTTTATATGTCGGCAGAGTAGATCCCTGTAACACATATGATCGTAATAATACATATCCCGGAGAATCAAAGACATATTCCTTCGGTAACCCTGTGTCATCATCATTTCCCCACCTATAAACCATACTCTCATTCAATGGTGGTGCTGGATTAATCTCAAGTTGATTTGTTGATCTATGGTATTTCCAATTATATCTGGATGGTGTATATTTTTCTAATGTCTTTAGGAAATCCAATGCTATATGATAACTTACCAAATCAGGTCCACCACTTATCATGTTCCCAAACATACCTTGTCCAAACATATAGTTCTCTATTGTGAACAGGGTATTAATACCACCACTACGAATCGCATGATCATCATACTCAATAACCTCACAAACCCCAGCAGGCAAATCATATAAGGTTTTTCCTCCTTGTAACATAATCGTAAAGTATGCTTCTTGTGTCGCGTTACCAATCGCCCACTTGATCCATTTCTGTCTGGCATAATCAATGTGCTCGCTTATCTGGTCATCACACATTTCAACCTTGACCATCGGTTCACCTAAACGATTACGAACTTTTTGTATTAATTGACTTCTTGAGATCGCCATTATTCAGATCCTCCATCACCATTATAATTAGGGTCAACATCTGCCTTATTTGGTATTTTATCAAGGACTTCTTGTAGATCCGTATTAATAGACTCACCTAATTTCTGTGACATCTTTTGTATCTTCTCTTTTAAATTTATAATGTTCTTTTTTAAATTAACAATGCCTTCTTTCTGTCTCCTACGTCTTTCGTTATCCTCATCAGGCTTTTCCCCCTTTGCATACTCCAAATCACCCAGAGCAACATTCAAATCGAAAATAGCCTTCTTGTATTCTCTAACCATTTCATAATCTTCTTTTATATATCCAAAAAATCTCATATTTACACCTCAATGATATTTATCATTTACTGGCCAACCAAGACCAATCCTCTTCCATTGCACCATCCCCAAAATCTGCCAGAACTCCCCACGCCTCATCCTCATTCTCTTCTGCGACAAATTGATATGATTCATCAAACACTTCTTGTTCTAATACAAATATTGCCCAGTACAATGCAGATACAAGGTCATCAGCGATATTAACACCAGCATACCTACCGTTACCTACATCTTGAAAGTCGGCTAGTTGTTCAACGGTTCTTGGGTCAATAATCTCAACACATTTATCTTCAAGTATCTTTTTCATCAAAAGAACTGCCAGTGTTTTTGATTTTGTTGTAGCTCGTATACCCAAATCTCGTTCTTTACTACCTGTATTTATAAGATTTTCGTTCTCGTATTCCCACCACAGTCTATTTACTACCGGAGCACCCTCTCCATTATTCTCACACATTATATGAGCATCATTATAATAGTATGAAGTTCGGTTAACAATTGACGCAAAACTGTATACATCTGTATAGTTATCTTCCCATACAGCAACCTGTGTCATCGTTACTGGTGTGATACTATCAATCCTAAGTATCTGAATAACTGATGAGTTTTCTCCTGTACCTTTGGCTGTATCAACTCCCATTACATAAGTACAACCAGACTTTGGTTTCTCCCAAATTCTGAACTTACCTAACATATCAAGGAACTCTGGCTCTTTTCTTCGTTTAAATAATCTCTCAATACAAACAGAATCTATAACTGTATTACTTGAACCGATAAACTCACAATTGTGGTGAACGAAACCATCACCGTAATACACATCACCACCAGTGACACCCAATAGATCATATACATCTGACCCACCAAGATTAATTATCTTTTTTATCTTGACCTCGCCATAATGTCTATGTATGATGGTATCGTTAACAGATAGGTCATCCGCAAACACTTCACCAGAAAGAGTGACAAATCGGTGACCAACAGAAACTTCACAATACAATCCATTGTCACATTCAAATCTATAACCCTCTTTTTCCAACTTCTGTACACCAACAAAACTTTGAAATCCTGTAGGTGTCAACACTTTATATTTTGTATTTCCTTTCAACATTTTTCCACACCTTACCCTTTATGATCCGTTCAATTTGTTGTGGTGTAACACCATATTCACCTGCAAACTTCAAACTGAACGCCCTAATGTATGACATTGGTCTTCCATTCTTCATGACTTGACCAACACCTTCTATATATGGCTGGTCTTCAAACATTTCAATGATTTGTATAACAATTGATTCTGTCAACTTTGTATTTGGTGGAAGAATCCCCTTACGAGTATCACACCACTTTTTACGCTGTTCTTCGGTGTGATTACATCCTTTAAATGGGATACCATCACGTTCCACTCTCTTCTTTGCTGACTCACTCATCTTCTGTCTTGATTCTTCTGTATAAATATATCCTCTGGTTGTAAAATCATGACAAAGATGGTTACCCTTACCGTCAATTGATTCATTCAATCCATTATTGTAAGTATCATACAACTCTATATAATATTCCTCTCTGACACCAATATGAGAATAATCATCACTTCTTTCTAATATATCAAATTCAAATGAAAATCCCAAGAACCTATCTGATCTGGAATGGGCTGTCATTCTTCGTTTCAACCCTTTGTCAAATGTTGTTCCTATATAAAGTTGACCATCACTTCTGGTTATTTTATAAACTATGTACATAATTTCCTCCATATATACAGTATTTATAAAATCCTATGAATTGTCAACCGAAATTATCATACAGATCCGAAATCTTTATGTCCTGTATAATTCCTGTCGATTCATCCTTTATTGTCACCAAAGAATTTTCACCCAAGCAACCAAACTCTTGATTAAATTTGACTTTACCAAGGTTAGACATCTGTTCTGCCGCCCACTCTTCATCCCTTCCGGGAACTGCACGATAATCAAAACGAGCGTGTTTAAATGTATTCTTACCTTCTTCCGCCTTTGAATAAATTTCATGGAACTTATTATACAATCCATTTGGTGTGGAAATTATAATAATCTTTGATTCTTTTGACGCTGAAATTGTTGGGTAGTTTGATGCCCAAAATTCATCTGCTTTCCATGAAGGTTCAACGAAAGCAAACTCATCACAAATCAACATTCCCATCGGCTCACCACGAAATGAATCTTTTGATGTCGCCGCAATATAAATCTTTGTATGGTTGTCAAACTCTATGGTAGTCTGTGCCCATCCCGGAACTCCGGGTTTTAACCAAACTGGTAATAATTCATACATGTATTTCAGTCGTGCCAAAAAGTTCTTTGCGGCATCAGCTTTGTTGGATACGATACCAATATTCTTATGACTGTGAAAACATGCAAACCATAATGCGTATGCAGCAACAATGGTTGATTTACCTGACTGTCGTGATAACAAACATACATTAAAACGATTGTCTATAAAGTTTTGTATTAGTTCTCTCTGATAGTCGTATGGTTGAAATGTTTCAACACCACTATCTTGACTAACTATTTTTATATAATGACTAATAAAGTATAATACATCATTCTTACACCTATTAAGTTCTCTAACTTCCGTTGGAGTATAATCATATTCCAAATTAGGAGCTTTTACATAGTCATCATATTTGACGTTACCACCAATAACACACCTTCCCTAAAATGGGTGACCCCTGTATTTCAGGATCACCCATTCACATTTTATTTATAAACCTGTCTCTCTAACCATATCGGCTATTGGACCTCTTGATTTGTTTCCACCAAGGACAACATGTCCATAGTTAGGTTGTCCTTTGAATAATCTAACCATCCAATTCAATCCATTATTCTCTGCATTCAAATGAATATTATCAATCTGTCGTACATCTCCTGTACAAATAACTTTTACATTATCCCCCATACGAGAAAGAACCGTTCTCATTTCATCTCGTCCAAGGTTCTGAACCTCATCAATCAACACAATTGCATCATCAATGTTCATACCCCGTAAAAAGTTTATAGGTAACATTTCAACTGCCTTATGATTCAGTTCCAACTTGTTTGTCTCTACATCTTCCCATGCTCTGTTAGCTGGTCTAAGATCGTGTAATTTTTCCATTAAATCCTGAATAGGTCTAAAATATGGATACATTTTATCACTGACATCTCCGGGTAAGAACCCAAGTTCATTACCTATTTCGATGTTTGCTTTAAATATAAAAATCTTCTTGTATTTCTTTTTTTCAAATACCTGATCAAACATTGATGCTAGTGTGATAAAGGTCTTACCGAATCCTGCCTCTGATTGTATCGTCACTAAATCAATCTCTGGGTCTGTAATTAGTTCTATGGCGGCTTTCTGATACTGTGTCCTTGGTGATACCTTCCATACAGTATTTTCGCCAACTGCTGACTCCTCTCCATACTTGTTATTGAAATATAGTTTCCCTTCATTCCAATAAAAACAGTTCTTTTCTAATTGTTCTCCCTCATCAACATTAACAAACCCCGTATATCGTTGTGATTCTGATTGAAATGGGTTACTATCTCTAAACTCTTCTGATTCAATACCTAATTTCTGTGCCTTAAATCTTAGAAGATTATCGTTTGTAACAAAGATAGCATCTGTAATCTTATCTTGGTTTGATTGGATCTCTCGTAGAATCGAATTATCGGGTGATTCGTGTTTTACCCCGTTATGTATAATTGTTACGTATTCAAAATTTTCTCTGATTACATTTATTGCTCTTGTAACTTGATGTCTTTTCTTTTGGTTTCCTTTTAGTTTATCTAACTCTTCTATAACAGTAGCAGGAATGTATATATTGTTCTCTTCTCCATTCCTTAAAATTTCAATGCAATTTTCATTATCCAGTAACACGTTAGTGTCAAGAACGTAATTTTTTTTCATATTAGGGAAACTCCTGTATTTTTTAATTTTTATATCTTATTCACTTGTTTCTGTACTATCATCGATGGGATCATCAATGGTTTCCACACACACCTCCCTTTGTATTTCATCAGCGTGAATCATATCCAACAGATCTTCTCTGGTCATAACCATTACAGTATTATTTGTATCTGTACCTGTTCCTGAAACTCTACTCCCAGCTTTCTCTGCGGCTAATGCGGCTTTGACAGCCACTTCTTTTTCCTTTACTTCTACCATCTTCATATTGTATTCATGTTTCCATAATCCAAACGATGAGTTTTGTACGGATGTTGCTGCTGATGTGATTGAATTGATTAATTGACCACACACTTCATACATTCGTGCGTTCGTCTCACCACCATTAAGAATAGCGTTCTGTGCGGTGTCTAATAGGGTGTTGGCTCTCTCAATATTTGTTAAGAGTATGATATCAGGGTCTTGATCTTTTTGACCTCTTATAACCTCTGCCAGTTGATTTCTCATATCCCTTATTTCTTGGATTTGTTGTTCGTTCTCTTCTGTTGTATCTATATCAAATTCTTGTTCAAGTATATTTGTGTTTACTTGTGAATTAGCTCTGTCTTCATCATACTGAGACATATATTTTATTCTCCTGTTTACATATTTATTGGAATGATTTAGACTAAGGTTATTAACCGCCGAGGGTAATATGATATATACTACTACACTATCTGTACCAAGTTTCATCCCTATACATTTTATTTCTTCTAATTGTATTTATGTATTTTATATAGAAGATAGAAGAAATATTTACACTGGTTTCTTAGTGTAAATATTTCTTTATCCGTAGGATGATTATACTTGTAATGGTTAAACCTATTTGATATAATCTTTTTGTTGGTTGACAAAACCCTTGAAAGGATAACTTATGAAAACTGTAACAAAGAAGTTTTTATCAGATGACAATCACGGATGGCTTTCAGTTAAGAAGAAAGAGTTGTTTGATTTAGGTATTTCACAAGAGATTAGTGGATGGTCATATATGAAAGGTCAATCAGTTTACTTGGAAGAGGATGCTGATGCTGATATTTACATTAAAGCCCAAAGAAGTATTGGGGTCACTGTGTTGATCATTCGTGGTAAACAATATAAGACTTCTCCAATTCGTAAATATTCAGGATATAGTGTATAAAAAAAGGGATACACAATTAAGTGTATCCCTAAATTTAACTTATATCAACTTACCGACTAAGGTAGGTTTTGTGCCGCTACATTGATGTAGTAGTTTTCAGCACCAAAGATGTGTTGATGAATTGCATAACGACTCATCAAACCAACTGTTGGGTTGAAACTATCCTCAAACACAGCCTTGGAAACCAATAACTGAATGTAAGGAAGATAGATGATACCAGTATCATACTCACTTGGGCCTTTGTAACCAATTACAACATCATCTTTAGTTGCGAAAGTGTCACGATAAACAGTCATACGACCATCAAGTGAACCAATTTTAGCAACACCAGTTACAGCCGCAGTTACGTCAGTAGCAACTGGTTGGATTGTAAATGAAGATGTTGTTTCAAGTGCTGCACAAATACTAGGTGCGGAAACAACAAAGTTACCAGCTCCACGACGAGTGTCAACTGCGATACGGTTAGCCTTACGAATCAAGAGGTTGTAGAAGTTACGATATTTCTCAGCTTCCCAACGACCATCAGCAGTAGCATAATCCCATGTAGTTGAAGAAGCGTTATTAGCAGATACACTTCTCATTGTGTTGATAAGTTCACGGTCAATCTCTGCAGTGATTTCATATGCAAGAACGTCCATCATTTCTTCTTCAAGATCAAGACCATGCATTGCTTTCAAATCCTGTGCAACCTCAAGTGACCAACGGCTTCTCAACTTACGAGTACCTGCTTCAACTTGAGCTTTTTCAACTGTCATGCTTAGTTCTTTGATTTGTTTACCACTACCGATACCCAAACCACGATCACCAACACCCTCACCAGCTTGACCTTGTTGTAGATACCCATCAGCCGAAGTTGATGCTGCGGTATTAGAACCAAGTTCTTCACCAGAAATTGTATCCATAGCACGACTGTCTTGGTTATCACCAGTGTAATAAGGATCAATTGTGTTGTAACCTACTTCTGATCCAGTTTGACCAGCATACTCTTGGTCAGCACGGAAACGGAGTGCAAATGCAAGACCAACAGGACCAGTCATTGGCTGAACACCGACGATATCATGAGCGATTAACTCAGGAAATGTACGACGAACCATTGGGATTGCAATTTTGTGAAATTCTGCATTGGAGTGATAGTTACCACTACCTGCATATTGATCATTACCAGCGTCAGGTGCGATGGTACCACCGATGCTTGATGTTTCGTTCATGCTTGGAGTCTTACCAGTTAAATAGTTCATCTGGTTTTCAAGCATAACCGCTGTTGCTCTTTTTACTTTGCGATTGGTAATTTCCTCACCTTCACAAAGAATTTCATCCCACTTAGTTGTGAGATTTTCTACGTATTTACTCATTAGAATATTCCTCCTATTTTATTATGATTAATCAAACTTGTTTTCACGAATCATTCTTTTCCATTCTTTCATCATTGGACTAGAACTCTCGCTAACTACTTGTGTTTCTTCTTCCGTAACAACTTCTGTAACCGAAGTTTGTGTTTCTTCTTCATTGATAATAGTTGATGTCTCGGTATCAACATCAGACTCAGCAATAACTTCTGAGGTTTCTGAACTAATTGATTCAAGAACAACATCAAATTTCTTTTCAATTTCTTCTTGACTTGAACCTTCAAGAATATTCATTACATTAGTTTTCTGACTTTCGGTTAGACCATCACACTTCTTACGGAGTAAAATATGTGTTGCCATTTCCTTAGCATCTTGTTCAAGTTGTAGTTTGGCACCAGTTGCCTCATTAACTTGATCACGTAATGATTGAATTTCACTTTTAGCTTCTTTCAACATACCTTTAACTTCTGTATCAAGTAGCCCTTCATCAATTGCAAGACGAACTTTGAATTGGTCAATGAGGTCTTCATATAATTCACCCAAACGAGCATATCGTACGATTTTCTCAGGAATAACCATTTCTTCTTCCAGAATACTATCAACAAAGTTTGAAAATTTGGATGTTACATCCTCTTTATAATCCTCAAATTTTGTTTCAAATTCTTCTACAAGCTTTTCCTTCTCTACAACTAATTGTTCATCTACTTTACTTCCAACAAGTTCTTGTGACTTGGTTTCGATAATAGTAGTAAGCATTTCCTTGATTTCTGTTTGTTTGGATTCATCGATCTTCCCCACACCCAGCATTTCAAGAACCTTTTCAATATCCATTCTGTGTTCCTCCTTCACTTTATTTTTAGGCAGTAAAACCTTTTTCTTACATATATTTAGCAATATATTAAGTCATTTGCACCGACTATGAATATTACCTTTAATATCAACAGTTTATAATTGCGCGTTTCTTACAAGTTCTTCATTATTTTTTGGATATTTTCCATAATGTAATTGTAATACTCATCTTTTGCGTCACTCTCTGACATTATTTGTGAAACTTCATCTTTAACTTCTTGTTCAACATCTGAACCTAATTCCCAAGTCTTTCCTTCAAAAATGCCGTTAACCCACGACGGACCATTTGATGGATCTGTTACTAAATCCCATGTAAGTAAATTATAATCTTCGTTAACAGTACCGTCTTCCGATACAGTTCCAAGACCTCTTGAAGAAATACCAATCATCCCTTCTTTGACAAGAGTCTTTGCGATCTTACCTTGTGGTGTATCTAATATTTTTGCTTTCCCGTACAAGTCTTTCCCGTTCCATTCCAGTGATTCAACTTTGATGGCGATTTTGTCTGGATTAACTTCTGGGTTAGGTGGATGACCTAATTCACCCCACAGACATTTCTTTTCGATCTTTTCCATGATCTTGTCAACTTCACGTTTCATTGTAGATTCTTCGTACACACGGTTGTTATTGTTACGTCTATCGTATGAGGAGAAGATACCAGTTACATACAGATCTCCTCCCTTACTAGATTCGTTAATTTCAATGTCGTGTGAACATTCTGTAATCAATAATCCTTTCTTCATTTTATTCACTCCCTATTTATTCAGAGTCTCCTTCACCACCACCATCAACCTCAGTTTCGGTTTCAGTTGGTGTTTCTGTTGGAGGATCTAAATCTCGTTGTAAGTCTAGTTTCTCTTTAAAGTAATCGGTGACAGCACCGTGTATCTCTTGTTTTAGTGTATCCTTGGCACTTAAAAAATCATCATTTTCAAAATCATCCAAAGCACTCTTAATTTTTTTATCATCTACTGGCATTTCACATTCTCCTTGTCACATATTTAATTTATTTAAAATCCGAACCCACCCTCATCATCAGGTAACAATTCTTTGTCTTTCTTAAATCCTTCAGCATTCGCTTGAATATCATCATCAGTCCATTTCAAGAACTTCTTTTGTAAATAGTATTTAGAAAATTCTTCATTATTTGATAATGAATTGTAGTTATTAAAACTTGTTTCTAATAATCCTTGTCTCATATGATCCCTGTATTGATTAGGGGATGTCATTGTCATACGCAATTTATCTTCATCAAGTCCGTATTGTTTCTTTAATCCTTTTAAATCCAAGTGAACTAAGAACATATTTAACAGTTCCCAACAGAATCTTGTTTGTTGTCTCTCAAGAAACTTAGCCCATTTGATTTCATCACGGGTTATTTCTCCCATTTGACCTGATCCAAAGAGTATGTCACCCTCTGTACGGTCTTGTAATGATGATACCCTTGACATAGGATACTTCAACGCCTTATACATCTTACGTTGGAAATAATACAAGTCATCCAATTCAGCAAAACCAGATGGGTTACCACCAACAGAATCAACCTGTGAACCACGACCATCAGCAGACTGAGGCAAGAAAAAGTTTTCTAGTATTGAGAACACTTCTGGATCGTGTGTCAATTTACCTGTCTGTGAATCATATGTTTGTTTCTTGGTAAACTTCTGTTTAATTTTTTCTACATACTTCATTGCCTTATCCTTAGGCATATTTCCAGTATCAATACGGAATACAAACCTTTCAGGGGCACGAATCATTCTGTAAATAACGACAGATGTTTCTAACAATCTCAGATTATTATATGGTTGTTTAACCTTCTCTAAGTAACCAAGAAAGTCACGTTTCGTGTCACCTTGATATCCATAGTGAACTAATGATATTTGGTCAGGATAAAAGACAATAATATTAGGGTCTTTCTTCGCATCCTCAACTGTAGGTGGTTTTTGTCTTGGCTTTAATGACAAATACTGGTAATATGCCAGTGTATTGCCCGTCATAGGGTCATATTCAAAATCCATAGTTTCACATGGTAATTTCTTAATATCTATGATACCTTGTTTTGGTCTGTTCTTATTAATAACGTGTTCAAAATAAACCTTACCATCAACAAAATAACTGTACATCAAATCCCACATTTTCCATTTGATCTTTAGTTTTTTGTAGAATAGTTCATTAAACTCATGGTGAATATTTTTTGCAATATTGGAATTAGATGATAGTTCGTCATCAGTAATTTCAAGTTTTAATAGTTTTCCTTCGTAATCTTCTTGTGTTGACTCCATAGTGGCATCTTCAATAACATCAGAAACCTCTGGATACTGAGACATTTCACGGTAATATTTGAGTCGATCCAATTCACTTTGGAACGATTGATTAACGTATGTCTTATAGAAATTATTAAACCCAAGGGAGTTGTACTGTCCCTGTAAAAGAAAGTCAATGTCCTCAAGACCTTCACCTTGTTTCGCTTTCTTTGTGGTTTCACGTTCCTTTTTTGGTCTAAATGATTCAATGTGCTCGTCAATCCTTTTCATAGGTTGTTCGTACATTTCACCTAAACCGAACCATTTTCTTTTCTTTTCCATATAATCTCCAAGTGTATTCTCTATTATTTATATATTTTCTACTGGTATTCTTTCCTTTCCGAAAAAAAGATCTATTCCTTCCCTCGTTAGTAGTTGTTTATATACAAAAAAGTTTTCATTAAAAGGGAAACAAAAACTAGAAATGTTAATGTTATGGGAACGGAAACTGTTCATCATACACTCACATTCATCTTTCGCTTTATTGTAACCATCCACAACCTTTTTATATTTTATTTTTGGATGGGTGTGACTGTGACCACCTATGAAACAATTATCTGTGTTATATAGTTCTTTGATCTGTGACCATTTCATATAATTTGATCTGTCGTTATCTTCTCTATATCGTCTGTGTGATTCGGAACAAGAAACAACATCTTTATTCTGTTCTATATATAATGGACATACGATATCCGTGGTAATAAAAAAATATAATGGCTTGTTATATTTTAAAAAGTGTGAGATATTAGTATACTGAGAGTAGAGTCCATCGTCAAATGTGATGATATCAAAATCCGACAAATCTTTTGATAAAACATCATCGGTCACCTCATGTATCATTACAACTTTTAACATATCCTCCACACATCCCTCAATAATTCAATATAACCTATTCCATATAATATACCGTCACCACGATTAACATTCCTTATACCAATAAGAGAATTTGGTTTATACCCATCATCACACAACTCAGTTTGATATAAACAACACATTTCAATTTTCTCATTAATCACCCCTGTTATATCAACAGCAATATTGAATGTATCATCACCTGAACTACAAGGTATCTTAAATTCTTGTAAAACTTTAACATTAGATTTATAAGGTCTACATGCGATACGAGTTGCTTTTGATGTTATAACATGATCTTGGTGTATATCACTAATACTATTTGTTATAACTCTTTCTGGTTCAAACTTATCAATTTCTTCTTTAATTTGATCTGATAATACATGCAATGGTTTATCAGGTAACGATAAATCATCGTAACCCAATACACTACAACTACACCCCAATTTATTCATGTTATTCATAAAAGATGTCTGTCGTTCTATCTTATTTTCAATATCCCTTCCGTTACAAATGGATAACACCTTCACTTGTGTTGGATCTTCTTGACACAATCTTATAAGTGTCCCACCTAATCCAAATGACTCATCATCCATGTGTGATACCACTACTAAAGTTTTCATATGTTTTTAAAAATATCCTCTAAACTATATTTACATTCATAATATTGTTTAATCTTGTTGGTGTTGGGATACCTGACGAATATCTCACCGAAGTTTTCATGAGTGGTCGGTTCGTATCGTATACTTGATTTCGATTCTAGTGTTCCAATACAAATATCAGCCAGTTCTTTTATGGTACACTTATTTTTGTCGTTACCGATATTATAGATCTCACCATCATGTTTTTTGTCAATAAGAATTTTTAACATATCAACAGCATCCCGTATGTCACAGAAACTCCTAATCTGTGTACCAGAACCATTAATTATTAAATCAGATCCTCTTTTTGCACTCCGTACAAACCTTGGTACCACATGACCGTAATATGGTAGTTGTGTTGGACCTACTATATTAAAGAACCTTACGATGGTGCTAGGGAATGTATAAGACCGAATCATAAACTCTGACATGAGTTTAGAACACGCATAACCACCTCTAATTTTATATGGTGATAATATCTCTAACTTGTCTGTCTCCACAGAACCACTAACAAACTTTGTCTCACCGTAAACCTCTGATGTACTTGCGAAAATTACCTTCTTCTGGTACAATTCAAATAAAGGAAATAAATGATTACTGATATTTATGTTGTTTTGTAATGTGATATTTGGATTTGATTGTATCAAATCAACACCTATACTTGCTGCAAAATGATATACAAGATCACACTCTTGTATTAACCGTTCTGCTTCAATATTAGAATAATCAGAAGTGTCACCTAAATGTATATTGTGACATTTGATACAAGGATCAATGTTTGACTGTTCACCTGTGGAAAAATTATCTATTAATACAACATCATGTCCATCATCCAATAGTGATTTTGATAATGAACTTCCAATAAACCCAGCACCACCAGTAATAAGTATTTTCATTTAATATATCTTTCCTTTATTTGAGATATTGTATTTTTACTGTAATCACCAGTATACTGTAATGTACCGTATTCGTCAATATTAGATAAGAACCATTTTTTGAAAACTTCTATGTCTATATATTCAATCTCGTTTTCATAATCATTGATATCAACTTCATTCATTCTTAATTGTTTCATAAGACCTTTTGTTCTTTTCTCCCCATAAACTCTAGGGATACGATAGATCAAATGGTTGTCAGTAAGACCTTGTATATAACGTTCAAAGAATAATTTGTATATACCATAATCATTATCTGGATGTTCTGCTGCCTCTGAGCTGGCGAATATAAATTTCGCATCGTTATATATGGATTGTTTGAGTATTGATATACTATAATTAACCATAGAAAATGCCATGTTACTCTTATTTTCAAATTCATACTTATCATTGGGGCTAGCAAAATGTATTACAGTGTCAATGTTGTAATATTGTTTACCGAAATCATAGTGTATAATTTCTCCTTCCAATTCATCAAGACAATGTGATAGAAGGAACCCTTTTTCACCAGAAACTAAATATCTCATATATACTCCGACGCACTATCTCCCCATATGATTAATGAAAGATAATATTCTATTTTTGATTATGGGTGTTAGTGAACCAAAATCATACAACCCATTTTGTATGAAATAGTTGTGTCTCATTTTACAGTAAGTTATAAAATCACAGTAAAACTCAGTGATGTTATTGTATTGTGTTAATCTAGGATATATATAAGATTCAACAAACAACTTAAATTCCGATATATCTGATACATCAAACCGTGACTTCTTGTATGGACGTTCAATGAACCATTCATATAAAAATGAATCATATCTATGTCTACTCTCAACCATAAAAATAGAATCCAAATCCATCATCAACAGGTTAGATCCATCGTCATATATATTTGTAGGATTCGTATCACAGTGAACCAATATACAATCATCTTTGTCATAATATGAAGTGTTATCACCAAACATCACATAATATTTATTTGACGTGTTTATATGGTTTATATGTTCTGTTACAATATCAAAGAATATTAATGTTTGATAGGGGGTGATGGTTGGTACAGTAATATTAGGTATGTATTCATATTTCGTGACTAGAATATTATCGTGAACTGTTATATCATAAGGTGTTAATAATACTTTACTATTTTCTAACATCAACAGAGAATATAACTCTTCTATGTATTTAAGATGTGATAAGTCATTGAAATGTAACAACTGAACATATACATCAATATCTCCTGTAATTACAGCAGAAGACTTATCCCATGTATCATTAGAACCTATACATAAATCATACGACATGTTTGGATATAACTTCTCCAACACATCAACAAACATTAGTGGTCACTTCCTAACTGTATGTAATATATACCAGTTTTTTGTTTATTGATATGATCTAATACATATTCAAAGTCATATAGATCAACTGGTTGGTAGGTTTGTATATTCAATATGTTCATTATTTTGATATCGTCGTCTAATGAATGACCAGCACCGAACTTATCATATCCATATTTTCCAGCATTACATATTATTATCTTTCCATATTTACTTCCAAATTGACAACAACTAAATTTCAATTGTTCGTATCGGTGAATTATGAATCCAGCAACACCATATACATACACGGTTTTACCTGTCTTTGATAACCCACCAGCTATATTAAGTAAATTAGATTCCCCTAGACCAACGTTGACAATGTTGGCACAAGTCGGGAACCTGTTATCATCAAACATATCTGAGTGTAAAAGATAGTCTGTTGATGACATGTAACTACCTAACTTCTTTCTCATACCTCTCCTAATTTATCGGAAATACTTAAAGTTTCGTTTTCAATTGGTTTGTAATGCCAATACGTAGGGTTGTTCTCCATTTCAATGACACCATCACCTTTTTTTGTGTGAACAAAATATACAACTGGTTTGTCATCAAAAAGTTCATAATTTAATGACTTTACATCATAGACTTCAACCACCTTCCATCCGTTATTCTCAAACATTGATATATCAGAATCAATATTTGTTAAAAGATTTGATGTTAATTGTTGTTTGTTATAATCAATAGTCAATACAATTTTTTGTTGATGTCTCCCTATAAATTGTATTGATTCAAGAATTGATCCCATCTGTAGTTGTGAGTCGGATATATTAACATATGTCTTCTTGCCATTTCCTATCACCATTCCACTGGCAACACCAAGGGCATTACCTAATGTCTCATCACTGAAATCCACCCAATCAATTTCATATTCTTTCACACCAGCACTATATGTCTGGGAGTCAATGTAACCCATTTTATCCCAGACATAATAGTAAGCACAACTCCCAAAAGGTTTTCCTATAACTATATTATGTTCGTATGGAACAACTAATTTATTACAAAATATTTCATTTATGTAATAGAGTTGTGACAATGCTGATGGTATATGTCCGTATCCATGTTGTTTTGTGTAATCAATAAAATTCAATTTTTATCTTATATCCCTTAAAAATTTACGAATGTCATCCAACAAATGATCGGATGTATTTTCTCTACCAGCTAATTTAAATGATGTGAATCCCAAATCAAGTGCTCGTGAATACATTTCATCGTTATAATCCATACCCAATTTAGGTCCGTACTCCTCAATTTGTTCAGGACTTCCTTTATCTGGGTCAAACTCTGGGATGAAACATTCTTCTGTATCAAAACATTGTTTGAACCCAACTTCTTCCCAAGGTTTATTGGATACTCGGTTTAAGTTTGCAATGGCTTCAAAATGTTCTCTGAAATAAGGACACGCATAACTACATGTGTCATTGGTCAAAAGTTCATATTTGGATCTATCTACTCTTGAGTACCATTTCTCTTCAAATACTACTTCAAATTTAGGTACTATCATATCATACTTTGTCTCTAATTCCAAATACCTATTAATTAATCCTTCCGTTATTTCCACATCACTTGGATGACCTGTTACACTGTACACTAAAGTAAAGTCATACCTATTTCTGATATATTTACGTAATTCATCGTTAACCAAAATTATTTTATTTCTAATGTTATATTTCTTGCCATAGAAATTTAATAGTTCCAGTAATTCATTGCCAACTTTATCATCAAGTTCTATTATAGGGTTAGTGAATGTTAGTGCCACCTTTATACCCAGCTTATTGTACATTTCAATCATTCTTGGTTCTAGTACAATATCTCTATTTACTCTTCCACCATTCCATCGACATAAATTAGGTCCGTCATATACCGTAAAGTTTATATCCTTATTCTTTGATCTCACCTTTAATATATTTACAATCAACTCATCAAAGTGTGTTACTGCTCCTGCTATATTTAAATTCATCGTTCCTCCGTTTTTATAATTGTCACATTAAAAAGCATTGATCGTTTGGACAATCATTGTTATTTTGTCTGTAGTTACACGTATATTTATGTAAAGATGCGTCAAACAACACATACTTGTCCTTGTATATACACACGTCCCCTTTATAACTAATTTCACCTTTCATCTGTCGTTCCCACTTGAAACTTCTATCACCTTTTTCGAATCTATATACTTTACCTATAACTGTTTTCTTTAAACGATTGAATTCAAATAAATGGTTGTTACACACATCATCTAAATTGAAATCCGCTATTGGGGTGACATACAATATGTCCCTGTTATCCAGTATCGGTAACACCTGTTTGTATAAATCTAATGATTGTTGACCATCATACATAACATCAATACGCCTGATTATGTGTTGTAGGTCTGATATATCATATATTAGTTTAGGTATATCAACGATCTCTGTGTCGTGTAAACTTATCTGTATTTCAAATTGTTCGTTGTCTAATATTCTTCTAATTTTATCAGTCAATGAAAAATTGGTCTGGATTATATAGTTCAATCCTATCTCGTTCATATGGTGTATGATCTCACCGATAAATGGGTGACAGAATGGTTCCCCGCCAAATACGAACAGTTCATCGTCTGGGTAATGTAATTTGATGTCATCAAGAAATTTAAATACCTTTGTCTTATCTTGTTCGTGTGGTATTGATTCATCCAACATATCATTTCTACCATTACCACAATAAAAACATTTATAATTACATTCTAATATACATTCCCATTCAATAATCATACCCGTTCCTTGTGGATCTTCATTAAACCATCACAACTACAGAATTCATGTGGACAGATTCTCGGATCTATGTGTTTAATATTCTTGAAGAAATCAGTTGGAATGTTGATTGAATTTCTGTCAAAACACTGGTCCGATATTTTACAATTATTATCAATTTCAAAATTATTCTGCCAACATTTCCATCCTTTGAACTGGTTGTATTCATTACTAAATATTTCATAATCACTGAATATATATTCATCTGATTCGGTATTGAACACAAATTCCTTGACCCTCTGTGACTCTAGGAACTTAAAGAACTTGAAGAAATCCTCAGTATAATCAACATCTTGGTTGAATCCTCCATATATGAAATGGGGGTGTAATATTGCATACTCAAGTTTGTTGAGTTTTTCGTACCTGTGTTTCGTCACATCCCAATACTTAGGATCAGGGTGAAGCATAAGGTTTATCTTGGTTTTGTACCCCTTGTTGTGCATTAAAACAATATTATTATAGAATTGTTCAAATTCCTCACCACCAACTGATTCAGGGTGAAGACTCCAAAGCATATAAGTCTTACCATCACTCTCAAGGTGTTTTTCAAAAAACGATGTGTCCTTGTGTCCATTGGTGGTTATATAAAGTCTTGAATCTTCATGAGTCAGAACCTTTTCTCTAATTATATCAAGTAGTTTGAAGTATCTTTGGTGTAGTGTTGGTTCTCCACCCAACAACCCTAGAAACACAGGCAATTCACTTTTTGACAATTCATCTATAACATGTTGTTGTTTTTTCCATAGAGCAGGTATACCCCATCTATCACCATATTGTTTTCTGGCATAACAATATGAACATTTGTATTGACACATTGTTGTGATGTCCCAGTGAACATATAGTCGTTGGATATAGTGATCAACCCCTTGAGCCGATATAAAATCATTTTTCATAATATGATCCTATCAATATCCCTTGACCCATACTCCAACACCAGTTGTAAGTTTTCTTTTGTCATATACCCCTTGTATTTTATGATGATCTTTGTTATGTTCTTTTTACTCAAGTAATCTCTTCGTTCACTGTATGTTGCTGGTGTGATTGTAATGTAAATATCATCATGTTTTTCTATAAATGGGTCTAAGTTGTGGAAATTTAGATCAGATGCCACAACTATATATTCAGTTTTTTCTTTATAGTCTTTGTTTACTATATCATCAATTTCCATGTCCATAGAGCAATGGTAATAGATTTCATCAACCATTTCAACTACTTCCTTGTGGTCAAAAATTCTACCGTTTGACGCAATGGCAACTTTACATCCCTTGTCTTTTAATATAGACACAACTTCAACCAATCGTTCGGTTTTTAATATTCCGGGTTCTCCGCCAGACAAAACAACATGTGAGTTCTCTGGTATCCCTTGTGCCTTTGATATAATTTCACCAAATGGTATATCTTTTTTGTAAATACGTGATAAACAATAAGAACATGTCCAGTCACAAGAGTGTGTCATTAGTATGCAATATTTTTCCATGTTACTCCTTTCGTTCCCATCTCCCATCAGTATTTAAGTATGGAAAACTTATATTGTCACCACCGTCAGTGGTTTGTGTGAACATAAATCTATTTATTTTTCTAAAAGATCCTTCTAATAATTTGAATATTACAAAATCATTCTGTATATAATTATCGTCAGGAAAGTCATTCACATCCAAACATTTCTTTTTAAAGCAAATCTGCCCAAACTGAAAGTTGTGGTTGTTGTATCCCACCATAAAATCATCTTTGGTGCAGTCACCGATTGTCTGTTTAAAAAATGACAAGAAGTTGGTTGACCATTTATACGGTATGTAATTAAAGTAGAATATGTCTTCTGTATAACCATCCAATACTTCAAAGAAATCGATGCTAAGAATATCATCATCCTCTAAAAAATATACATAACCATCACCAGATTGTTTGTATAAATCCAAGTATAGGTCACATAAATTATCAGATGTCTTGTATTGGTATTTTATCATATCAGTATACACTTCTGTTATGTCATTACTATCATTATTAACAGTAATACACAAATCTACATTGTAATGATGGAATGCATCAATAACCGAATCAATACATCGTTTGAAAAGTGTTGGTCTGTTATGGGTTAATATCAACACATGTATTTTCATACAAACCTTTCCTGTAATAATTCACTTGTTTTATTTTTTCACCATCAACAGGTCGCACTTCTTGAATAATATCATTTTCTATGCCATCACATATATAAAAATACTTACATTTTATACATTCAGGTTGCTTTTTGTAACTATTAATACGATCCTTTTTTGCGTCATTAAATAGAGACTTTAGTTCATTTCCGATATATTTCTCTGGTTTCAATCTCCCACTATAAACTGACATGTTCCAATCGTATATGTCATAGATATGTTGGTATACATTACACACGTATTTCTCGTATCCGACCATAAAACAATAAGGGGTATACCTTACGTTGATAATGGGGACAAAATCCAACCTGTCTATACAGGGTTTGATGTAATCAGTGATTTCTTCATATGATATGTCAGTGATGACACCAGTATTACCCCACTTATTCAATGTTAGAAAATTAACCTCATATGGATTCAATTCTCTTATTATGCCCGAAAACTTGTCAAGATGTTTGTAGTTCATATGACTAACAACACAGTTAATACGAACCAACAAACCCAACTCATTAGCATTGTTTATAGATTTGATAATCCATTTATAATTACCAAATCCACCTGTCATTTTATTGTGTCGGTCACTGTCTCCATGTAGACTAAACAGTATCTCTTTAAGTCCGTGTTCTACAGACTTCTTTAGGAAATCCATATCAGAAAACATGACACCATTACTTAAAGTGCTTATTGACATCCCTTTGGAAACACAATAGTCTAATATCTCAAACCAATCTTCGTGTAATGAACTTTCCCCTCCACTCAAATCAACTTCTTTGATACCACATGACACCAAATAATCAACACGTTCCTTAATCACTTCAAGGGGTGTTATTTCAGTAAGACTACCTTGATAATAACAGAACCAACAATTCTGGTTACACATAGTACCTGTGTCTAGCTTGGCTCGTTTGCAATATGGTTCTGTGTAATCGATTTCTATAGCCGTACTGATACCATTGATCATATAAACTCACCACATGATTCAGGGGAAAATGATAATAATAGTTTTAGGTTCTCTTTTGTCATATATTCTCTATAAGACCGTATCATTCTTATGATGTTACCGTGACTTAAATTTTCTGATGGATCATTTAATATATTTCCTTTTCCGGGGATTAATGATATCTTAATGTCATTATGTTTCTTCAAGAATCCATCCAAGTTATTGAAATTATTGTCTGTTACAACCACCATATATTCTATGAATATATCACCCACGTTCTTTACAACGACATCATCTATGTCCATATTCATAGAACAGTGGTACAATATATGTTTGGTTACCTCAAGAACTCGTTTGTGTTTGAATATCTCCCCATTAGAACATATAGTAACAACACAACCCTTTTCCTGTAAGATGTTCATTAGTTCTAATAAATCATCTTCTTTTAATGTTCCGGGTTCTCCCCCACTAAGTGATACTTCTGAGTTTGGTTCTATGGTAAGAGCAGCATCTAATACATCACGGAAATTTCTGTGTTTGTTGTTAGTAATACGAGGACAATAAGGACAATCCCAATTACAATTATACGTGGTTATTATACTATATTCTTTCATTATTCTATTATCCCCTTAATAATATTGATGATTTCGTCACCATCATTCAGAAACAACCCTTTGAAATTGTGTTCAATGTCATATCTACGCCAGTACAATCCCTTATCAGTTGTGTGATAATCTATCTCGTACACAACCTCTTTGTTATAATACTCACATTCGGTGACAAATCTAGGACTACAATCTTTCTTGTTCATTGTTGGTGTGTATATATAGACACCAAACTTTTCAAATAAATTCTTAATGGGCATTGGTTCTTGTATGAACCTATCCGATAGATCCATATGTTCGTTTGTCACCAACAGAAAATTACCTTTATATTTTTCTTCTATGGATTGAAGGTATTGTTTATTCAGTTTGCGTGAGTTTGTGGTGGCATATATAAGATTGTTGTCAACAGAATCCCCTATATCCTTGTATCTACTGAACAATATCTTCTTGATATAGTTTATGGTGTTACTTCCTTCCCCATAGATCCTGTTATCTTGTAGGACAGTGATGTTATCCATTGATTGGAATGTCAGATCATTACAAGGGAATGCCATTATATTATCAAAGAATAATGATTTATCAGAAAGGTTTTTGAAGTTACCGTCAACAACAAGAAGATTCTTGCCCTTGACGATTTTTGGTTGATCAGCAAACACAATATCAGACAACAGTTCATCTATTTCATCAGATGTGAAGTCGTATTTCTCTTGTACAACAGTTCGTATTGTATTAGGAACCATTTCGTCACATATCAATATACCAACTTTGATGTGATTTTTTAATATAGAATAATACTCAATCATTTCAAATAGATGTCCGTTCACGCCCTGTTTGGACCTACTCCCACACCAAGACGAACATAAAAATAGATCATATGAGGTGTCAAGAATTACAATCATTTAGAAAATCCCTTATTAGTTTGTCATCATCAGACAAAAACAACACATCTGGATCACCGTTGCATATAATATCATGTCGTTCTTTGATACTATCATTCTCATTGCCATTTAAATATACCTTGATTGGTATATCATGTAAGTATGATTCGGCCACTATTCTATTGTTTTTGTCTAGTTGTCCTGTGTGCCAATATATAATCTCGTTGATATTTTCGAACAGTTTTTCATTGTGTTGTAAATATTTCTTGGTATATACTTTGTTTTCATCAAGACCCAATTTTAATACTATAGAATCATTATCCTTTTGTGGTGAGGATAGAAAAATACTATCACCCTTAGTATTATATGTTATATGAACTTCTTTGTATAACTTCAACCGTTCTTTTATATTAAATATTTGGTATGGATACCACCCATAGAACGTGTGATTGGGTTTCGTGTTTATGAATTTGTGTGTATCGTTACTATAAATCCTAACGTTATCAACCTTTGATAAAAAATACCTTACCTTTGTGTAGGTATTAATATCAAGAATCAATAAGTTTTTAATATCACTTCTGGCGATATCCGTTAGTTTAGGTATCAACACAAAATCTTCTAAGAATTTATGGTCAAATGTATATTTTTCCTTAAATACTGACTTGAACATTTCAAAATTGTCCAAGTCAGCGTTAAGTATGAAATATTTTATATCTGGTTGGTATTGTTTTATATACAAAAAATATTCAAAGCAATAAAAAAGTGTGCCGTTTATAGTCTTATGATTATTTGAATTGTATAATATTACATTCATCTCCTTTTATCAAAATCATCAACCAAAGCATCAAGTTCTTCCTTATTTTTGCAGTTCAATGCATCTTTTTCAAATTTTCGTGTTTTGTGGTACGTATATGAAATATGACTTAGTTTATCCATAGACTCTAAATACAATTCCAAATCTGATATCAATTCTTCGTCACCAGTTTCGATAATTTCAAGATATTTTTCCTCTCTATTATCATCAGTTATAAAATAACCCAATGAAGCAAGTTTACTAAAAACAGTCAGATAATCAAAATAATTAATGGCACCAACATTAAATAAACCGTAATCCATTTTACGATATACATCAGATAACGCAATCATTATATCTTTCGTCAAACCATCAACTTCGGTTATGACAACATCCATACTTGTCAGCTCACCCTGAACACCTTTCGGCAAAAAAACCATTTTGTTTTTTGATATAGCATCTCTGATAGCATCACCAGCTGCATTAGAACATTTAATATAATGCTCGTCATTCTTCATTAGTGAGTTCTCATAGGTATCCACAAATCTTGCTCTATATTTGTCTCCTACATCCCTTACCGCCACAACGTCAAATTTCATTTTATTCCCCCACAAGTTTTATTGTTTTAATAGTTACATCCACAGTCATTGTGGCAGTCGCACCATGTATTACCACCACAATCAGTGTTACATAAACAGTTGGATCTTAACGAATCTATCTTTGTTCTTGCTTCTATAAGTTTACTTGCACTAATTGGTATACCAGATCTTGTATAATACGTCACATAACCAGAATATATTTGGTTGATTGATAGTTTAATTTGATCCATTGTGGCCGAACTCGGATGAGTCCCACCACCTTCATCACTACCACTTACATCAGTAAATGAAAATGAACCGATCCCTCTTCTCGCACGTTCATCATTTATCGATCCCGCCAATCTATCTATATTTTCATCATGACATTTTGACCCTGCTCCTGTTGGAAATATCGCACTAGAAGCGGTTGGTGTTACAGCAAACCCACCACCGTTATAGTTCCATACCTCATTCGGGGGCACATAGGCACTACATGTGTCTGTCGTGCATTGTGTTTGACAATAATCTAATGGTTGTGTCATTACCTACCTCCTATAATATCTCTCAAAGAGATACTAACCTTACTGAATTCTCTATACATATCACAGAGTTTTGTCTGGCATGACAAATCATACCACCTTTCTATAAATGTTTCCTTGTCACTGTATTCATATTTAACCACGTTACACGTAACACAATTAACAGCCATACAATTTTTACATTCTTCTGATTTTTCTGGTTCTATGAAGAAATAAAAATTATTTTTTATCTTGTCAACAATATCATCATCTGATATGTGACCAAATTCAAAATTGGATGATTCGGGAGAATACCCACATCCATGACAATTCACCATTTTTCCATTAGTATTTATAGAAAACCCACATCTAAAAAAACTACAAGTCTTTGGTTGTGTGGATTCAAACCATGTGAACAAAAAATATTTATGTTGTGAATAAAAATCAATTTCTTTTTTTGCTACATCAATGAACGATTTTTTAAATAAACCCATATCAATAACATCAGGCACATTAAAATAGTCAATAGTGATACTGTATCTCATATTATCACCTAAATCATCATTGATCTTTTTTATGTCATCCCAACAATCAGACATATACTGGATGGTGTCATACGTCACTGTCGATTTTAATGATACTTTATATCCATTTTCGTGTAACTTATATATATTCTTTTTGACCCTTTCTGACGTTGGTTTATTTCCGACGGTTAATCTCTTTATGTCATGTATACGAGCACCATCATATGACACTTGAATACTGATGCGGTCTTTAATTGGTTTAAATATATCAATCATTCCATCGACAACATATCCATTTGTGTATATATTAAAACTAATAAAGTCATTATTTTTATATTTATCGACAAACAGTTTCAAAATATCTGGTCGTAATGATGGTTCTCCACCCCAAAAACCAATACGAATACCACCAAAATTTTGTAAGAACCATTCATCATTCATCATTCTTTCGATTCCGTCAAATACATCATCAACACAATCTAAAGTAGTGGTTTTTGTACACTCATCACCTTCAAAACAATATTTGCACCTGAAATTACACTCATCAGTTAATGTGATTTCAATATTATAATTACCTTTGGGTTTTATTTTATCACTCATGTATTTGATATCACTACCAAAATCGTCTATACTACCCATCAGATAAAATCTCCTTCTTGATATCTTCTATTTCAGATTGTACATCATCGGGTAAATTAATTCGTTCAAGTAATTCCATAGATTTTGATGCCATATCCAATAAAATATTTGAGGATTCGAAGCTAATCTCTTTCATTGTTATCGAACATTCGTATAACTTAATTGTCATTTCATATATATCTTGTTTTGTCATTAGGATACTCCTTTGTTAAAATCCGTAAATATTTTGTGTATATAACAATGAATCCAAACAAAATCATCATTTAACTCATGGTTGAATTTTATCGTCTGTTCAAATATAAATTTCTGTATTTCACATAATTTAGTGTCGATGCCATTCATCTTGACAAGTCTGTGACATCCCTTACCACAGAAGTTTGTATATTCACAGTCAATACATTCCTCGTACAAATGATCATAATCTTCTGGTATAGTAAAATCACCATTTGTACATTTCATTGCACAAAACCCTTGTTGTCCGTTAGGCATAAGACATATATATTTTGAGTCAACACACTTTTGTTTAGGTGTTCCTTTTTTTATACCCTCATATAAGACAGATACATCCCTGATAATATTTGGTGGGATTTTTATTCTATTGGATTTGAATTCATCGAGAATAAATCTCATATAAGATTCATATTGTATTTTGAGTTCGTTTACACTCTCGTCTGTCCATCCACTTTTGGCAAATTTGATATCAGCGGTTACACCAAAGTCTTTATAAAATAGTTGGTGTTTTCCGATTATATCCAAATTATTAGGGGATGTTGTGACGGATACTTTATCACATAACTGTCGTATTAATCCAATTTTGTTCATATAAAGTGACAAATCATCAGATATTAGACCATCACATGACCAATGAAATTGAATATTATTATCAGATATGTAATCAACCATTTCTTGTGTAATCAATAATCCATTTGAAAACAAGGAAAGTTCTTTAAACCGTGTGTCATTTTTTACAGTTTCGGTTATGAACTTAATGATATCAAAATTCAGTAATGGTTCTCCACCAAAAAAATCTATGGAAAAATCTTGATTGGAAGGAAGACTTTCATAGAATTCCATAAAAGTCTCCCTTGTTAGGTATGTATTATTATTGTTCATGTAACAATACGAACAGTTTAAGTTACACTTTTCGGTAACCACAATTTGCAATTTTATCATTATAACATCCTTTTTTTATTTAATGATACATGTTACCAGTTTCTCACTGATTTGTAAATTATCTTCAAGAACTACAGCGAATTTCAAGAACCTATCATTTGAACTATTAATATCACCTTTACGGGCAACACCACCATCAACAGGTACTAGAAAATCACCCTTGTCAACGACGCCAATGACCCTTACAGGGATCTTTCCTGTTAATGCGATAGGTAACCCATCTGAACCTGAATTCATCACGTAGGCGGGAGAATCAGAAACAACACCAATAACCCCGTTCATAAAATCACCTGTATATGGTTCAACTTCGTATTCTGAGTTTGGCATAACACCAACAACCGTTCCAACTGGTAGAGATTCATCACAATCATAAATCTCGGCAAGGTCAGCGTATAATGCAGATGTAGCAGTACCGTGTAGAACATTACAATATATATCAGAACTTGAATTTCTCTCCACAACTGTATTAGCTATGTTTGATGTGGTTGAATATATTGCTCTGGTTGATGGGGAATTAATGGACCAATTAGAAGATCTTACAAATCCGTTCCATGCCTCATTGGTTCGGTATAAAACTCTTGTTCCCAAACTATCATCAGTCAAAGAATACCAATCATCATAAGAAGTATTGTTTGCGGCAGTTGCGTTCTGAGTCGCTCTACGTACAAACATCTGATCAATTTCCACATCAGACCACCTATTAGACTCAGATACGTTTATAGCAGATGTTAGATCACCAGTTGTTGCTATAATCGCATTTGAATATCCACCACCATTCAATGTCCATAATGATGTAGAACCATTGTAAAACAATGATATATCATCATTATCACTTCCCGGATCACCAGATTCTATTTTAATACCAACTTGTCTTGTTCCAATTGGATTGTTATCTGATAATTTCACCCAATCATCAGAAATTCGTAAGTGGTTGGAACCGTCACCAGAATATGTTGATGATATAAATGCATTTGATGTAGTTCCACCCAATGGATGATATGTAACATCCAAATCATCATATAATGTTTGAGGTAGTGGTTGACCTTCCATTACAAATCTAATAAATTTTGTATCTGTACCCAACAAAGTATAACCTGTGTTTGTATCAATCAAAAATCTTCTTTCGTCGGTTGAATTCCAAGTAGGGGATGCAAACTCCTCCATCAAATATTTTCCTTGCATATCTATACCATGAAACTTCATAATCCTTTCTCCTTTATTTTTTATTCCTTTCTATCTCTAATCTGTGTTCCCTTACCCAGAAAGGTTTGGGTAAGGGAACCTGAATTTAATCAGTCAGTCATTAGAGTGTAAATATAATTAAACCAGTTTGTAAAGGTAAGCTTTTCCTCCATCTAATCCAGTAGCGTCATCCTCTTTCCATGAACCGATTACAGCGTAATCCCCGTCACATGCTACAGACCATGAAAACCAATCCTGTGTACCAGTTCCATAAGGATTTGGGTTTATTATAGAGTGTAATAAATTACCGGTAACAATATCAAAAATATAAGCTGCTCCACTGTATGTCGAACCAGTTTCGGATACTTCACCCGACGCACCAACTACAACATAAGTATCAGAACATGATATAGTACGACCAAAGGTATCACCCTCAGTTGTTCCTAAAGCATTTGGATCATCTAGTGTATGTAATAGTTCATATGTATTGACATCGAATATATAAGCAAGTCCACTATTCCATGCCAAAACAGCCACGTCATCTTCACCAGAAGCACCGACTGTTATATAGGATTCTGAACATGATACATCAGACCCAAACTTATTTTCCATCGATACGTTGGGGTCTGAGATCGTCTGTATCAACGAACCAGTTGCATTATTAAAAACATAAACACACCCAGCATTAGTTTGACCAAGATCTTCATTAGGATTACCTACTACAGTAATTGTCTCGTTACAGTCAACAAATTTACCAAACTGATCACTTGACGCTACATCCGACGCATTAGGGTTGATAATGGAGTGTAGAAGTTGTCCTGTTACAACGTTGAAAATGTAGATCGCCCCACTTTCATTTCCACCATCATCCTCGGCATAAGCTCCTACCACAGCGTGTGTTTCTGAACACGCCACAGATGAACCAAAGACATCCCCAGTAGGTACATTATAAGCATTAGGATTATCTAATGTATGTAATAAGTTACCAGTTGCGTTATCAAAAATATACGCTTTACCTGAATTACCACCAGTATCTTCATCTTCCCACTCGGCACCAGCTATAGTATAAGTCACTGAACAATCCACACTATAACCAAAATGGTCATATGCATCAGTATTATATGCATTTGGATTTGATAGGGTGTGTAACAAAGAACCAGTTGAATTGTTGTATATATACACGACACCTGCATTAGTACCGTTAGCATTATCCTCTTGATATGCCCCAACCGCTGTGTATGATGGTGAACAACCCACAGCAAATCCAAAATAATCCGTTTCAGTTGTCCCAAAGGAATTTGGATTATCTAGTGTAAATGTTGGTGAACTAAGGTCCACCGGCCCTGATGATGGTGTTGAGTTTAACTCATTGATCGACCTACGTAATTTGGTAGATAACATTACGATACACTCCCGACATATGCTCCATATAGTGTACCATTTATGTTCCACAAGTCAATAAAATCTGATGATGTTAGTGTTGGTTCAACACCACCAACCCAAGATATTGTAGGCCATGTAACAGCATTAACATCACCATTATGTAGTAATAATACTATTGATTGACCAGACACAAAAG